GAATTATCTCTTTGATTTCTTACCATCTTTCTTTACCTCTTTTGGTTTTGGATTTAATAAAGATAAGATTTCTTCATCCCCTTGATATTTTTTTGAAGACCTAAAATGTTCTTCTAGATTTAATTTATTTTTAATTGCCTGATTTCTAACTAGAGTCCTTTCTTGACTATCATTTCCTCTAGGATTTTCAATCATTTCACAGAAGTGTTTATATAATTTAATAACATTAGATTTCATTTTAAACTATTGTGTCAGTTATCCAGTAACCAGCATTTGGATTTTCAAGCAAGCACTCTCCACTTTCCTTTGCCACTATTTTATAAGAACCTGTAATCTCATCAAAGATTTCACTTGATTTCAAAGGCATAAAAGATTTCCAAACAGCCATAGCTGGAGTAATCATAAGAACATAGTCAGTAGTAAATAAAGGACTAACTATAGTTTTACATCCTAAGATTTCCATAACATTTGATTTAGTTACTTGGTCTGAAGCATAACTTGGAATACTTGAACCTTTTACATTTATAATATAATTTTTCAAATGCTTTTCTTCTGCTTGATTCATACAAATATAAATATTTGAAGTGTCATAAGAGTATAATTTTAAGCTTTCTATTCCTGAGTTAATGTCTGCGATAGGATCTCCTGTTGCAGTATCATTCCATCCGTCAGCTGTTGCAGCTGCAGTTGGCACATTTGTAGGGTTTGGAGTTCCGCTTGTTGTAGCCTCTCCAACAACATCATATATCCTCTGTTCTACTTGTCTTTGGATTGCTCGAACAATATCTCTAACGTGAGCTGCATAAATATCTGGGTCACTATCTTTTTTATCTTCTTCAGAAATAGCTTGAGAGTTTGCTTTAAAGATTTTAATATATGAAGTTTGTCTTGTCATAGTTTGAGAAATAACTTCTGGTAAAGAACCCTCTGCCTGATAACCAATTCTTGAGGCAGTCATTCCTGAAGTGTCAGTTGTATCAATAAAACCAGCTGTCTTTTTCCACCATCTTAATTCTCTTGAACTAGTAGATGAAGAACGAATTATACTTCTTAATGGGCTTGGATATTCTTCTGCGAAGCCTGTTGCTAACTTGTTAATATTTAATCCTCTTATATCTGCTTGTCCTGTGCTATCTGCCATTATTCTTTATCTTCTTCCTCTTGTTTATTTTCTTCTTCTGTCATTATGCTGGGTCCTTTATTTGTATTGGTTTTAATTGCATTAAAAAAGTATCTGTATCAGAGGCAGTCTCTAAAGCTCTTCCCATTAGATTTGCTGTTGCACCTGCGGTAAATGTTGCAGTTACTACTTCCTGCGCAACACTATGAGATTCTACCATATCTCCCACTGTAACACCCCCCCTGCCAGGACTTTAAAAATTCCTTCTAGATAAACAGGGATTTTAGTATTTCCGTCATTGGCTATTTTTTCAGCTGCTGCAATTCCAATAACAACTGCATTAGCATTTGCCCCTGTTGCAGCGACAGTCATAGGGTCAGAAAGAGTTAAGAATGTTCCTTTTTCTATTCCAGTGCCATCAGCACAAGTAAATGCAATAGGTGGTGCTGTTTCAATTACAAGTGTAGCCTCGTTTGCCATAAAATATAATTAAAAATAAAGTATTTAAATGTTTGTGTTATCCTGTTAGCCGAGTAACTATTTCTTATTAAACTCTTTTTCTGCTTTTTGGTATTCTTGTTCTGCATATTTTACAATAAATTTATAGAATTTAAGATTCTCCTCTGTCATCTTAACATCCATTTTCTTAGCTTCTATAAGATTTTTCCAATAAACCATTTCATCAGAACCGAGTTTAATTCCTAAGTCTTCTTTATTTTTTTCCATTTTAATTGCCTGACATAACTTTATTCATATATTCTTTAGCAGTTTCTTCTTTCTTCACTGGAGCTTGTCCTGCTTCACTCATTCCGCCTAGAGTTTTCTTAGCCATTAATTCTTCTTCTTGTCTTAAGAGTTCTGCTTTTCTTTTATTGGCTTCTTCCAACCTTTCTGCCGCAGAGTTCGCTTGGTCAACGAGAGTAACTGCTTCAGGCTTGCTCCCCTCATCAGCGTCGCTAGTTGGAGTTTCTGGTTTCTTTTCCTCAGTTGTTTCTTTTTCATCCATTTGTTTTAACCTCCTTACACCTTTATTTTCTTTTGAAAATATCTGTCGGAACTTGCCAACCTGCAATACCTGCTAACACTATTAAGACTAATTTTAATATTGTCCCGTTGTGTCCGCTGTGTATAGCAAAACCTTCTAATAAAGTGATGCAAATCGCAGTAGTGCAAACTATTCTCCAATCTACTTTTTCCTTTTGTTTTTTTTTAGCCATTATTATTGTGATTGAAGAAGTTCCTCAGCTTCTTCAAATTTACCCTCTCTAATTAATGCGTAATATTCAGATTTCCACTGCATCTCTGCTAAGTCTCTTTGTTTTGCTTCTTCATCAGCAGCAGCTTTCTCCTCTGCAAAACTTGGTTTTTCTTCTGTTGCGTTTATTATTTCTTTCCAGGCTTCGTTTGTTTTTTCAGCAGCTGCAAAAAACTCATCTAATGATTTTAGAACATTAACATAAGGAATTTTATCTTTTATGGCTTCTTTATTTGCTAAGAGTTCGTCAACCAGTTCCATTTGTTCCCTCGCTGTTTCCATATCATCAGCATCTATGGCTTTCATAATTGGGATGGATAATGTTTGCAGAGCTTCTTCTTTGATAAATCCTGCAAAGGGATAAGTTCCTAATATGTCTTTTGCTATTGAAGCCCCTAATGCTGTGAAACCCAAGCCAATAAATAGTTTTTTAGTTAATGAAGATGATTTAGGATTAACTGCATATCTTGCTAAAACATTTATTCTTTCTCTGCCTATTTGACGGGCCAGTGCAGCAGTTTGTTTTGAAGTTAGACCTGCGGCTTTTCCTATTGCATTAACATTAACTCTTGTTCCCATTTTTGCCATTGCTGATGGAAGTAATTTTCCCCCTGCCTGTGCTGACTTTAATGCCCCTGTTGCCGCGCCTGCTCCCAGCATTGTTGCCAGAGTAGTTCCCAGAACAACAGTTGTTTTAGGAGAAGTTAGAATTTTAGTCGCATATCCCCCGATAGTTTTCTTTTCTCTGTATGCTGCAATCCCTGTTTTTTTTGTTTGAACTTCTGGTTTCTTTCCCAACTGAATCACATCAGAACTTCTTTGTCCAGCTTTAGTTTCAACTCCTCTTTTATCCAGGACTATTGGTTCTGCAGTTGTGCTTTTTTTTGGTTTATCTTCTGTTAATTCTTTATATTTCTTGCTACCTTTTTTTACTCTTATTCTTTTTCCGTCTTTAAAATACATTGCCATTATTGTCCTGCCCCCGCAGTTGTTTCATTTGGCTGAATATTAACAGCGCCGTCTTTGGCTTTGTCTGATAATAGTTCATTTTCTAAAGACGCTGGGAATTCCAAATTAATAACCAGATTTAGTTGTGATAGGACTTGCTCCTCTATGTAAAGTTGTTCTTCCTCTACTCCCTGCTGAAATGACAGATAAGCAATCTTAGCAGAAGCCTCTGTAAATTCTCCACTTCCGCCGAGGATGATTTTAGGAACCCCAGCCATTTCATAAAATTGATTATCTAAATATTTTATCCAGGGTAAAAAGTTTATTGTTGCATTTGACGGAATAGCTATTAATTCGCTTTCTGAAACATCATAAGGCTCGTAGATGTTTTCGCCTGTTCCTGTTGCAGCATCCATTTTTCTTTTATAGGCTGCGATTTCTGTAGGGTCGTCAGTTTTTAATTTAAATTTCCATCTTGGTTTTCCGTGCCAGTGATGAACTTGTCTTGCGTCAGCCATAGCCTCGTTTTTCATATCAAGAACAAGTTTTAACTTTTCAATTATTCCTCTGCCGTGCATCTCATCAGCGACCCTGTTTCTTGCTAAGTAAAATATATCTTCTGTCTTAAATGTTTTTTGCTCTTTTCCTGCAACTTTTGAAAGTTGTGTAAAACCTGTGAACATTCCCTGTCCATTAAATTCATGTCTCATCACTGCTGGGTCTAAAGGTTTTAGATTAATTAGATTGTCTTCATCATCTCTTATTATTTCTGCGTAGAAGTTCCCGCCGATTAACATTGTTCTCATTGCATTTTCTAAGATTGTATTGAAAGTGTCAAAACCATTTCCTTTGATTGTATCTAAAAGCATTGTTGTAATTTCATCAGCAGTAAAACCTTTACCTACTGTCCATGTTGCTTTGGCATCTATGACTGCTGTAATTTCTGGAGTTTTCTCGTCGGTGTAGTAACCAAACTTTTCATTCCAATTACTATCTATCCATATATTTTTTTTCTGTTCACTTGCTCCGTCGGTTGTTGCACTATCCACTGAAAAGTCAGTCATTGCAGAGGTTAAGTCACTTGCAACCATTGAGTCTGCTTTTCTATCTGCCATTACATTACGAACTCCTTAATTATTAAATCTGGGATTGGGTCTTTTTCTTCCTGAAGATTTATTGATTTTTGATTAATTATACTTAACTCCCCCATATCAAAACCTTTGTGTCTCACTTGCCCTAGTAATCTGCCCCACTTTCCAACTCTGTTTTTAGGATTAATTATTATTTCTACTTCTTCCCCGAGGATTTGAGACTCTAACCAAGACTGGCTTTCTACTCCGCCTTTTTCGTTTAATTCTGCAGCCATAATATTTGAGAAACGAATTGGAAAAGAGAAGTCTCTAAAATCACAAGTTACTCTTATTGTATCTCCGTCTATAACTTTGATAACTTTAGCCCAAAAATCCTCTGCTATTTGCTGGTGCGGGCTGTCAAAATAATAGAATGCCATTTGTGAGTTTGTTAGTTCTGGAAATCTTTTAAAGTCGTGTGCCATTTTATGATTTTACCCTCATTATCCAAACTACATTATAGTAAGGGGGCAATATATCAAATGGTTCTGTAAATTTATGTGCTTTTGTTCCTGAACCTCCAGTAGATGATGTTATTAAATCATTTCCACTAAAACCAACTAGATCTCCATCTAAAGTAATTGAAACTACTGTCCCTGCTAAATTTGCTGTATTAGTTGCTGCTCCTCCTGTTCCCCCACTTGTTGAATTTCCTCTTAAAAATCTATTATCTCCATTTAAGTCTGGGAGTGTTTGTCCGTCATAGACACTATCAGCGTCGGAAAGTGTTTGTACATTACATTCAACCCAACCATAAGGTAAATCTTTGGGTGTT